TCTGGTTTGTGTTTGTTTATTAAGATTCGTTTTAGAATGTCTTGTTGCATATAGGTGTATTATACCACGTTGTGGATAAGCTGGTTGACTTGGGTGCAGATTTGATATATCTTTGGTTTATGAATAATATAATTGTCTTAATTGGATTGATTGCACTAGGAATTATTTTTCCTCCACTCTTTATAGTGTACGCAATAATCTTTATTGCTAATCTCTAAGAAACTATTTTAGTAAAGCTCGAAGAGATTTAACTGCATTGTCTCTGTTAATTCCGCGAGAAGCGTCAATTCCTTTTCCTGCTATATCTATAGTCCGCTCTATTAGACCTTGCCTCGGGTTAGTTACCACATCAACAGCTCCTGCTGCAACTTCTTTTCCTGCTCGTGTTGCTTGACCTTGAAGACTTCTTGTAGCTTGAGTTCCAAACATATCTTCAAGCACATCTGAAAATATAACTTGTTTTACTATATCTTGATCTGATTTAAGACCAAACTTATTTGCTGTAGTTTGAATGTTTTGTAATGTTTGAAGAATTCCTCCTCGATTTGCTGAGTTTCCAAGAATTCTGTCGGCTACTGACCCTGCTCTAATTGAAGCAGCAAGTTCACTCTGATTTCTAAAGTTCTTTCCAAAAATATCGCCAACCTCGTCAAGTGTTCCATAAAGCTCTGAAAGTTGAGTGTTTATTGAGTTATATGTAGGAAACTGCGTGTCAAGAGCATCGTCTGCAAGTTTTCTCCAACCCTTGATAAGAGTTTCGGCTTCTCCTGTAAGACCTTGCCCTGTTTTTCCGTAGGTTACGTTTGCGTCAATATACTTTTTTAGCCTGTGGAAATCGTAGGCATCGTTTGCGTTGTTTAGTCTCCTGTAAATATTTTGAACTATTTTTCCGTTTACTCCTAAGTCTTCAAGGTCTGACCCATCAAATTGTATTTTTCCGTTGCTTACGTTTGCTCCAATTTCTGCAATAGAGTCGTCTACATTACGAAGGACATCATCGGCTGATTCTACCGCTTTTCCTTTTAAGGCTTGAGCAGCACCATCTAGTTTTGTTCCAAGTGTCTTAGTTTCTTCTCCTAAAAATTTAATAGTAGAAGTAATATTTTTTCCTGACACGTCTGACGGTCTTTTTAAAGAAAGTCTGTTAGTTGAAGCTGCTTCCGTTGCATCTAACATTTCAGAAAACACTTTTTTGTCACCCGCCGACCCTGCTTTAATAACAGCTACATGAGCGTCGTCAACTCCTTGTTTTACAGCTTCTTTTGCTAACTTATCTTTTCCTCCTAAAGTTAAAGTAGGTGTACCGTCTTCTGCTACTCCTTCTACAAAGTTTTTAGTGGCAAGTCTTGCATCTGTAAGAGTTCCATTTGTAATAAGCTCTTTAAGTTCTTTTTTTCTTGCAGCACGTGCTGAAAATCCTCCTGTTACACCTCCAACAACTCCTCCTGTTACACCTCCAAATATTGCTCCTCCTGCTGTTGATTTTGCAATTCCTGCTGCATTTAACTCATTATCTTCTATTCCCATACCTAGACCCTGAACTGACCCTTCAACAGCTCCTGCTGCTGCACCAACTTTTAATCCCTGAGCTATTCCTGTTGTTCCACCAAGTGCTTTTGACGTTCCACCTGCAATCGCACCACCTGCTAATGTTCCTGCTAGTCTTGTGGCTGAACCAATTACTTCTCTATTTGTAGCAAGTGAATCTGTAAAATCAGTTGACGCGTCTGCGCTAGTTGCAGAATCTAGTGTTAAATTTTTAAGTTGGGTGTTAAATCTTAATACTGACTCTTGGTCTCCTGCTTTTCTTGCTTCTTTTAACCTCGTTATAGTTTCTCCTATTAACCTGTCGGTGTTTTTTTGAGCTTCTTCTAATCCGTCTTGAACTCCACTAGTATTAAATCCTCTTCCTCGAACAAAACTGTCTACTCCACGAATTCCTTTAGCAAGAAAAGAATCGGAAGTAGCAAGAGCTTGCCCAGCACCCTCTGCAAGTTTATCTCCCCCAACAATCGAACCAGCAACGTCTCTAGTTTTTCCTAAGAAAGATCTATTGTCTCTGTCTTCCTGAGTCTGTTCAAACTGATTAGTTTGACGTGCAGTGTTTAATGTCTGTTGTTGTCTTACCGCGTTTGAGTCTAGTCCTTCTAAGTCATACCCTCGACTAATAAACTCATTTGCAAGAGCTTTAGGATCTGTTCCTTGAGGAGCATTTTTTATAATTACTTTAAATTGATCTTTAGTTAATTGTGGCATGATATTTATATATTATAGTGTTCCTAATGTACTAAACCAAGTGTCTAAGGGGTCAGCTTGAATTTGACCTTCAACAGTATCAGCGTAAGCCTCAAGTTGACCTAAGTTGTTTCCTCCTATTGGTTGCGATTGCCCTTGTAGCAAATCAGTAAACCCTCCCTGGGACTCTTTTACTAGAGCCGCTGTAGCATTTTCTCGTGAAAGCCTTTTCTGGTCAATTATAATTTGACCATCCCCTGGTTGAGGAAAGTACTTGTTTCCTTCTCGTACAAACTCATGATCTGAAATTACAGCACCTGACTCGTAACGAAGAACCGCAGTAATAAAGTTTTCTTGAGCTTGTAGATAAGATCTAACCTCTTGAGTTTGAAGTTCTTTTGGCAGTTGTTGGCTTGCTCTAAAAGCTACACCTTGTGCAATTGTTGGCGTGACACCACCTTTAGTTAGTTGATTATCCTCAAACTGGCGAACTTGTTGCTCGGCATTAGTCATTCGTAGAGCAAAACCTCCAGTAGTATAGTCTTCGTCTCCTGTAGGAACATATTGCCCTGATTCTTCTAGTAATTTGTCCTGTTCTCTTTTCATTACTGCATTGGTGTATTCAAATTTAGCAATTGCGTTTCTTGTAGATGCTCCATCTATATTTAGGTTGGTTAGTCTTCGATCTAGTGCAAGACTTTCCCCAGTGGTACGTGCAAGAATACTCTGAGACAAAGCTAGTTTCTCTTGGTTAGTCGCTGTTGTAGATGTTAGTTGTTGCATTTCCTCTACTGTTGCACCTCCTGAAAGGATAGCACTGTCTGTAGTGGCTTGTGTACGTTGTAGTTCTTCCTTCTCTGCTAGAGCTTTTGCTTTTGCTTGATCTACAAGCTGTTTCTCCTGTCCTGTTACAATACCGTCTAGGGCGTTGTACTGGTTGAGGAGGTTATCAAGTTCTGCTTGCCTGTCTTGGTTTGCAAAGTTTGCAGTGTCTAAGGCAATTTGTCGTGCTGATTCCATGTTTCCATTAAGAGCCTGTACTAGAAGTGCTTGGTTTCCCACTTGTACCGCTTCTTCTCGTGATAGTTCTCCTAGCTGTGCTTGCTCAAATACCTTTGATTGTCCTTTAGCTCCTGAAACGTCTTGTGCTTGTGTTCGGAACTTACCTTGTAGCTGTGCAAGTTTTAGGTTTGCATCTTCCCTCTGGCGTTGTTGGTCTACAGAAAAGTTATCTCGAAAGGTATCGTTAAAAGTGTTTTGACTTGAACTAGAGTCATTTTTCATGAGTTGTTCTAGTAAGTTATCTCTCGAAGAGGCTTCTTCTGTTTGCGCACGAATAACACCATCGTTTGCGTTTTGTATAGATGGATCTAGGTTTTGCACAAACTGTGAAGGTTGAGTTGGCACAGTAGGTTGTGGAATACTTACTGATTGTGGAGGATTTGCCAAAGTATTAGCTGATACTGAAGGGTTAACAGGTGGTCGCCTGAATCGAGCCTTGCTTGCCTCACCTTGTGGATTTGCTTTGATCTCAGCTTGGAGAGCATCGTTATTCGTTTGTGTTGTTACAGGTGGCATTATAATTCTTCTTTAGCGTTTGTTTTGATAAGTATCTGACGAATTTCAGGAAGTCCCTTTTTTCCTTTAATAATTAGCTTGAATTGTCCCCAAGATCCAGTTCCTCCTGTTCCGAATCTGGCAATTTCTTTATCGTCAATGGTCATTGTTTTATCAATCTTCTTCCAGTTGTCGATTCTAATTATTGATGTTTCCCCTATTATACCACATTCTTGGTCTACTGTGACCGAATAGGTAGAAGTTCCTTGCTCTATTGAAACGATCTGTACGGACTTTCCTGCACCTGATCCGATAAGTACCTCCATTTCGTCTCTTTCACCGCTTACAAAGCGAGAATACACCTCTGAGAGGTCGTCAGTAGTGTTAAACTGATTGGTTTTAGCCCATGCACCGTCTATGTTTGTTAAAGGGTAGTTTGGAACACTTTCGTTTCGGTATTTTACCTCTAATGTATCTCCTGTGTCCATAAAAGCCTGTGCCACAATTTCTTTGTAGACATCTTTAACTGTATTTGAGTTTATCTGTGGAGTAATTAGATACCCCTCATTTGCTACGGTTGGATCTTCCTGCTCCGCCCACAATGAAAATTCATTGTCAGATTGTCGTGTTGCCATAAGAATCCTACTATTAAAGTTTTGTAGTATCTGAATAGGAGATACTTGCTTAAATCCTATCTCATTGTCTGGAGAACATAGGTGACTAAGAGAGTATGTCTTTAGGTTAAGAACCCATAGTCCGTTGGGAGATCGTTCGTCTAAAGTGTACGCGGTTCCATCAGCACCTAGATCTGTTTGAAAGTTTACGTTAATGTATACATTGTCTCCAGATCTCTTCATTCCTTTTGGGTGTACTGGTGCATTTATTCCAGTAGCTACATTTCCTGCACTAATGTTGGTATCGTAGACAAATTTATCTGAGAAGGGTAACTGTGCAACCTTTGTAAATCCTGCATTATTAAATATCTTTATTTCTCCTCGTTCTGTAATAATCATGGGAGCGTTGTCTATCATTTCCATCGCTAGGACAGCTTGAGCACCAGAAGGAAATGACTGGGTGTAGTTGGTAGATGCTCCATCCCAATCATAAACAAAAGCTTCTCCTGTTGATTCTGTTGAAGTTCCAATGAACACTCGTCTAATTCCTACCTTGAGGCACGTTGCTATCGCTCCTGCTGGAAGATCAAGGGTAACATTTACTTTTCCTGTGTCTGAACCAATAAGACCAGTGTAACCATGCACTTGGCTTCCGTCAGTTATAGCAATTGTTTCTGCTCCAATTTTAACAACTTCTGATATATGACGAAAACTAGAATCTAGTAACGGGTTTCCTCGATCTGTCCACCAGTTTGTTGTGTATGTAGATCCATCCCAAGCATCAGCACTTGTGTTATCTACAACAATAAGTTGTCCTCTAAAAACATTTAGATCTTCTGCATTGTTTGGTGAGGTTGTTGCATTTACCCAAGTTTCTAGGTCATTAAGAGATGTAAGGTTAGATTGGTATAAGTTTGTATTTGTAAGTGCAAATGCACTGTCTCCATACAGCTCAATTGCTTCAACAGGGTCATCATCAAGTGCTGTATTATCCATAACTTGCTTCATAGGTCGAGCAAGTTTTATTTTGCTCGGGTTAGTCCTTAGATCAATGTTTTTTGTAGCCCAAATTTCCCCTGACGTATCGTCAACGTTTAGTTGCCTTATTCTTCCTTGATTTGGGATTCGTGATGTAGCCATAATTAAATATTATATAGTCCTATCTTATAATCTGTACCGTCAATAGTAACGGTTTGCTCAAGGTCAAACTTTTTAGGAGATGTAAAAGCTGATGCAGAACCAATTGACTGGTTGATGTTTCCTGTAGTTGCTGTAATAGGAAGTACCTCGGCAAACAAAGCATCTTGTACTACATTTCTTTTAATAGACTCAGAAAATACAACATCTTGTGCCAGTCTTAGTGACTCCATAAGTTGAATTGCACTATCTAGTTTTCTTTCTTGTTCAGGTGTCATATTAAGGTTTTATTTGCTCAGTCCAGACAGGAGCAGATGGTTTGGTTTCTTCTGTCCATACAGTCTCTGACCTTACTGTTCCATTTGGCTCAAAAAAGGTCGGAGAAGCTTCGTGCAATGCTGTTGTTCCTCCTGTTCCTGCGGTTGCTGCTATATCGAAGAAAGTAGGAGAAACATCGTGGAGTGCTGCTGTTCCTGCCGCATTGGTAGCTTCAGGGATTAAAATTAACAGTTTTGTTAAATTGTCTGTTGAAGTTGACTGTGTCAGCGTAGCTGAAATAATTGTTGCAGTGTGAGCATAATATGCGTCTGCAACCGCCATTGTAAAACTTGGAAAATTTTGTTGAAATCTTTGCGTAAAAGATGGAGAATTAGTAATTGCATAGTTTGAAATTACAGGAGCAGCACTGCCCCCGTCATCTGTTAGGACTGCATAGATAACTAATGAATTAGCTGTTACTGTTTCTAAGTCAACGGTGTTTGATGATGTTGAATCTTGATCAATTGATGAACTTACTCCGTCTGTAATTCTATAAAGAGTTACAGCAATACTATCACCGCTTCCAGCACTAAACGTAAAAGTTGAAGCAGCAACGTCACCTGAATCTGCTACTTTATACACAACTCTGATCTGATGCTGACCTGCAACTTGACGTACTAAATTTGTCCAACCGCTAGGAAATGAAAGATATGAAGGATGGTTTTTGAACAGTAAAGCAACCATCAAATCTCCTACAGCTAACCCTGACGGTTTTGTAACTGTATTACTTGTAGAAGATAAAGTACCTGTTGATACTGATTGAACTGTTACTGCCATAATTAGTTGTCGTTAATTGCAAATATTCCTTCTGCGTTAAAGGTCAGGGTAACTGTTCCTCCAATTGGGTTTAGTGTTCCCTCTACAATATCAATTGTTGCGATAACTACTGACGTTGAAGGAGTCCCTGTGTCCTTGTAAATAGATACTTTGTTACTTGAAAATGTTTGTGTTGCTACTGAAATGTTATCTGCGTCTACTTCTACTCGTGTATTTCCTGTATCAATTCGTACATCTACGTTTGCGAGTGTCTGATCTGTTGAACCTGACGCAACACTTCCTGATATGTCTGAGTAGAATGAGTCAGTCCCTACGTTTGGAGTGTAACCTACCTCCATAAAAGCCAGCTTGATTGTGTCTGACTCTAGGTTAATTCCTGCAAGATAAGCTTGCTCTAGTCCTTTAAGGTGTAATACGCTTGCCATAATTAGTTTTTAGCTTTGCTGTTAGTTGGTGTGAGTTTCAGACCCTTTGTCTGATCCCTCTTTGAATAAAAGTCCCTGATCTTACCTCCTGCTCCTCCCTGTCCTTCCCACTCTACAAGCTGATTAGATGCTCGTGAGTAGTCACCATCTGAAAGACGTAGCCCCATCTTCTGCATAGCCTTCAAAGGGATGAACTCTTGGTGGATTGTTGGAATCCCCAATTGAACTGTAGCGTCTGTTCCATCAAAGTGTGTAAGTGGTCGAATCGTGTACACCTTAATCGTTCCAGATACGGGTGTTGGGTATAAAGATATAGAGTTTCCATCAAAATCGAATGCACGAGGGATAGAACCAGTTCCAAACTCCTTCGAGAGAGGCTGTGAGTAGTCCCTACGGTCTGTTTGTTGCAATACAGTAGTATCGCTACCATTTATGTATTCTACCCTGTCTACGACCAAAAATGAGGTCGCAAGTTGGTAACTGTTTTTTATGGGATCAACGGGAGTTGTAGCGATAGGGTTAGTAGTTGATGAATTACTATCAAACTTCCAATCCCCTCCACTAAGCATAGCCATTGATGAGTAGTCATCCATAGCCATGTTGATTAGTCGTGCAGCATCATTGTCTGATAAAGAGTCTTGACCAGAAATATACTTGAGGTGTTGAACCGCTCCTTGTAGTGTAGATGAATCTGAATAAGTTAGTGACATAGTTATATTGTTAGGGACAATTGTGTGAGAGTGATACAGGCACTCCCACGCAACTACCCCCAAAGGGGAGTTTGACTAGTTAACTTTAACAGTTGCAAGTCGGTCTTTCATCTTTGACCATACTGTAGCGTTGTACAGTTGTGACATCTTTAGTTCTTGTCCGTGTTTTCCAGATACATCAATTTCTTTGTAGTCCATTCCTTGTGAAGGCATGTAAAGATTGATTGATCCGTAGTCTCCGATGATTAGGTATCGGTAAACTAGTCCAAATACATCTGCTCCAGCTGTAAGAGTTTCTGAAACTTTGAATGTTCCCTGACAAGTGATTGTTAGAGTATCATCTCCGTCTACGTTTACTGCTACAACTCCAAGTCGAGATAGTTTTGCTTGGTCATCAGCTGAAAGTGCTGAGTAACCAGTGTTTGTTCCTTCTGCTTCTGCTGTATCTCCTGGGAAGTTTACTCCAGTGATAGCTGCTGCAAGGTTTGCTCGTGTAGCATCTACTGAAGCAGTGATGTGGATTTCTCCTGCTCCTCCAGTAAGAGTTGCAAGGAATGTGTATGTAACTCCAGCAAATGTGATTGTGTCACCGTTTGCTGGGTTAGTAGCCATTGTCAGTACAACTTCGTTTGTCAGGTTGTTTGTCATGAAGACATCAACTCCTGAGAAAGTAGTCCCTACCTTTGTAACTGCTGACGGGATTCCGTTTCGGATTACTTCATCCATAACGTTGTTTCCTGATGCTTGAAGGTAAGATCGTAGATCTCCAGCCTCAAACGGTGAAACAAGCATGAACTTCTTGTCTTCTGCATCTTGAACGAATAGCTCTGTAAGAGATACGTTAATGATGTCATCAATTACAGTGTTTGATGAAGTGTACGGTGCTCCATCTGTTCCTCCGAAGTCTCCTGCATCGATAGCAGTGATCCCAGCTACTCCAACTGGTGCGTTGAAAGTGAAACCATCAATTCGTTGTGAGATAGACTTTCCAGCGTTCATTCCTCGGTCTGAAACCAGTCCGAAGTCTACTGAGATGTCATCGTATGAATCAATGTGTTCTGCAAAGGTTGCTCGACGGTTGATCTGTAGTGAGTCAGCGTCAGCAGTGTATGCTGCTACTGGGTACGCTACTGTTGCAGTTCCGTCAGAAACAGCTCCTTTACTTGTGAACGGGTTGTAAACAGTTCCAGTCTTAGAAGTGTCTACATCACATACTACGTTAGCAGTGTTTCGTGAGTAAAGGTTCTCTTGTGCTTTCGCAATTGTAAATTTCTTACGTGCGTCTTGTGTAGTTGACATAAATAATAATATTTATAAGCCCTACCTGTATTAGTTCCTGTTTGATAATTGGGCGAGTACTTGTGTTGCTAGCTTAGTATCAGTTGGTACAGTTCCATCCTTTTCAAATCGAGCTACTGCTTTAGCCAAGTTATTCACCTGTCCGTTGCCTGTTCGATTATTAGAAGTTGGTTTTGCTTGTACTGATTCTCTCGCTTGCTTGTTTGCGCTGATCCGATCAATTACGATCTGGTCTTGAAGTGCCTCAACTGGTGAGATTCCTTCCGCTTTTGCGAATCTCAAGACGTATGCTTGATCTTCTGTTTCCATAACTCCTCGATTTTCAAGTCGTGCAAGGATAGCGTCATCAGATGCTTCCACTTTAGCCTTTGGAGTAGCCTTCTCTTCCTTTCGCTTCTCTTTGGACTTAATGATAGTCTCCTCTGCCTTCTCTGCTCGTGCCTGCCAATCAATTTGTTCTTCGTCTGAATCGTCAGTAGTCTCCTCAACAATATCCTCAACAGTATCCTGTTCTTCAACTACTTCTTCTTCAAACACTTCTTCTTGGTTTTCGATTTCTGACATATATCGCTAAAAGTTTAATCTGGATTAAGTGCCAGCTCACATTATTAGTTTGTGTTTATTCGCCCGAACTACACTAAACGGTACTCATTGAGTATTATACCACGATTTTACTCTGGTACACTACTTTTCTTGCCTGAGTTGACTGCTCCAAGCCTCATCAGATTCTCAAAACGAGTCTTTACGTGCTTTTCTGCCAAGATGTCTGCCTTGACTACCTCTCCTAGTGACGCGTTCGTTAGTGATAGGTTCTCGTCACCCCATCTCTTCTGAGATTGACAAAATATCTTCTTAACAAACTCTAGGGTTTCTTTATCTGCTACTAAACTCTTTGCAATGCTCTTATCTTTTTCTGTATACATAAGATTAGACGTTTAGTTGTAATGCTGGTGTTGATTGAGACTGTTGCTCAATCTGTTGTGTTTCAAGCTGTGGGTTGGTTGCTCCTGCTAGGTCTCCTGTTGCGTATAACTCTGTCTCTTCTTTAGAGATACCAATAGCATCCATGATTCGGTCAACAATAGCGTTTCGCCTTGGGTCTTCTGGAGCAAGCATAGCAAGCGCGTTTCCTAGACTCTCGAAGTAAACAGCTTTATTCCTTGCCTCATCAGTAGTATGGATTCTTACTTTCCCTCCTGCCTTCTTGATAAACTCTTGTATCTCTTCGATCTGTCGCTTGTTTCCTCCTTTTCGGAGCTCCTTGGTGATACTCTGCTTCATCTCTTCAATTCCTTCGGGAGTAAGTACCTCTCCTGCCATTGTTCGTTCGTAGAACTCTTTGTTCATTTCTGTGTCGATGATTACCTCATCAATAAGAATAAGCTCTTTAGGGCTGAATGTTTCAAAGATAGCTTTCTCTGATGAAATGTCTTTGAGTGCAGCAGGTAGGTTCCAGTCTTGGACAATCTCTTGAACTAGGAAGCCGATCTCTTCTCGCTCATGCTCAAACTTAGAAGATGCCTCAATGTTCTGTAGGTATTGCGCTCTAAATGGTGTACCTGACTTGCTCTCTTCCCCTACTTTAGCGTTGAATGAGCTAGTTACTCGGTCTGCTGATACATTCCATTCTCCTCTGGCGTTCTGGCTCATTGGAATACCTGTAGGGATCTGGTTAAGCTCTGACATTGTTTTTCCTTGGCCTACTCGTAGTACAGTCCCGTGGTCTACTCCTTCATCATAGATATTAGCTAGAACATCTGGATCATCTGTCCAGTATAGTTTCTTTCCTGCGATAGCGTTCATCCGTGTATCTTCTGTGATTGAGTGGTTGTGCCATTTCTGGTGCTGGAATAGATCTTCTGTAATTCCTTCTCCCAATGCTCTTCCTGCGGTGTTGGTTCGAGACTGGTACTTGTCTATGTTCTTCTCTAGCTTTGCGTACAGGACAATCCCTTGCTCTTCTCGGTTAATTACCTTTCCTGCTTCGTCCTTGTTGTCCTGAATCCAGTCGCTACCGCAAACAAACAAGTGAGCTTCAACGTACTCAAAGTTATCGTCTTCAACCTCATCAAAGTCTTCCCCTTTCATCTGGTTCAATGCTTGGTTGTACATGTTCTTATCCATTACTCCAATCACCTCAAATACCTCGATCAAGTCTCCTTGAGTGTGTGCTGTGTCTGAGATGTCTTCTGCAATGTCCTTTGAACGAAACGCTACTGCTGTTCGGATAGCTTCTTTAGTATTCTTCCAACCTCCTTCTCTGGCTGAGATTTCAGCAGGAGTGTAATAGTGACGAATGATACGAACTCCAGACATAAGGTCTGACTGATCGTTAATAATGTTCTGCCACTTAGTAACAATTACCTCATCTTTTCCTTGAGTAACGTGAACTCCACCGTATTTTGGTCGAGTCATGCAAATATCGTTGAGTGTTTTATCAAACTTAATCTTTTGGTGGTACTTGTAAAGAGCCTTGGTAGCAATCAATGTAGCCACTCTTGATTCCCTATCAGGTGTTTCTGGTTCAATCTCAATATGCTTGAGATCAAAGTCTGTAGCCCTTGCTTCTAGCAGGATTCGGAACTTGGAAATGTTATCAAAAGGGTATTCCCCGATTACGTCATCGTAAGCGTCTTCTAAGTAGCTGTTCGCCCAGTACATGTCTACTTTATTAATGGTGTTGTATTGAGAAAAGTCCTTCCCCTCAAAAAGAGGAATTTCCCTTGTCTCATAGTCATCTCGCTGTGTGCGGATGTAATTAAAGATATTGTCCATAGATAAACGTATTATACCACGAAACTAACCTCTTGCACCACGTGATGAGGTACTTCCCTTCAAATTATTGTAAAAGTCTTTGGTACTCTGTGAACTTGCAGCGTGATCTCTCATCTGCCAAGCAATACATACTGAGGTAAGGAGGTCGAAGTGACGGGTGATGGCTTGAGTCCTAGAGTCTTTGAGGTCTGCCTTAGTGAAGGCTTTCATCTCTCGTAGTACACGCTCATCATAGATCTTAATGTGTCCGTCATCATAGTCCTTCTTGAACTCGTAGAACATATCAGGCTTACTCTTCGAGTTAGTGTGCCAACCGATCTTCTTAGTTAGTGTGTTTCCTACCTGATCTGTGATCTCTTTCTGGTAGATATTTGGATAGTCTTTCTCTTTCAACACTCTTACTGCTATTCCTCCACAGGTATTGTTTGTTTCAGGTGCCAGAATACAATTCCCGAACTCTTGTCCTAGTCTAATTGCTTCGTATGTAAATAGATCAGGTGATGTCTCATTGTCATCTGCTGAGGCTACAAGTTCTCCAGTAGTGAAGTTGAACATAGCGAGCGCACAACTATCCTTCCCTATACCGTCTGAGAGGTCAATTCCTACCCCGTAACGCTTGTTTGGCTGATAGTTAGCCCAATACCTCAAAAGCCCTGATTTTGTCTCACAAGGCTTACTGTTGGCTATGTCTCTTTCAATCCTATCTATGTCGAAGAACTTGTTTCCGACTCTAGAAGGGTCACAGTTGTGAACTACGAAAGCCTTAGTGACATAACTGTTGTCTTCTTCAACTTCGATATTATAAACACTCCCCGTGTAGGCGGACGGTTCTATTTTTTCTATTTTATATGTTTGCATTTGTTTTTTCAGTTATTGCTCTCCCTTCCTCCCATCCTCTTGCAAGCCTTTTTGCCACTAAGGCGTGACCTCCTCCCAAAGATCTGCTAATTTCGCTGATACACACACCTTTTATCTTTCTGTTATTGCTCTTGTTTTGGCACTGTTCTTTTGAGGAAGACCATTTAACGTTATTAGGCTCGTAGTTCCCGTCATTATCGATACGATCTATCGACTTGCCTTCTGGGCAATCTCCTACATCTCTAAAGAAAGACTCAAAGCTTTCTCTCCATTCTTTGCAGATAGCAATTCCTCTACCTCCATAGTTACTATACTGAGCAGTGTTCTTGTTATAACATCTGTTTTTCATTGCTTGCCATATCCTCCATGACTTAGTGGAACTTTTCCCATGTGTGGTGTTTCTCTCAGTCGTTTTTTCTCCTCCAATACACCCGCACGACTTACTCTGGTTAGATTTTAGGTTCTTTATTCTGACTTTACGGAGAGTCCCACAGTCGCATTTACACTGAGTGTACACCCCTGCACCTATAATGATCTCTTTGCCATCTAAGAGTGTCCACCTGTTATATTTACTATTCATGGTGTAAGTTTACCATGGGGGATTACTACTACCAAGTCATCTACTATGAGATCTCCAGCTTCCACCCACTTCTCAACTCCTCCCCTGATTGTTCTGACTGGATGGTTTTTAGTTATGGTCACCGATTCACCGTTGACTGTGATATCAAGTAGATCATCAGACGTATTCTCAAACACCTTTAATATTTCCTGCTCTTTCTCCAGATGGCTTATAACCTTGTCACCTACTGAAAGTGAGGATATTTCCTCCCACCCATCTTTGGTTAAGATCTTCGTATCTGGCTTGACGCATAAGTATTCTCCTGCCCAATCTTCCGCATCGTCTTTGAGCTTCTTGAGTATCTCTGGTGTATATCTATCCCAAGTAGGTGTGTCTCCATTAGTTATAGGCACAATATGCTTGATGATGTCCTTCTTGTTAAGAAACCACTGTACTGTCCCTGCATCTGAGATGTAGTTGGCTGTAATTACATATGTACCGTCAAAGGATAGACCAGTTATAGCCTCATCTGCCCTATTGATAATACCTTCTGTAATAATCAATGAGCTAACACTCTCCCTGTCTTCGAGATCATCGAACCATACCCAATCAGGTCGGTAAGCATCCTGAACATGTCCACGCTGTGTTTGCCCGATTGTCCCAGACGAATACTTTACACCTTCTTTGGTAGTAAAAACACTCATAGTCTCTTCACGCTTCTTATCTCCTTCCTTCTCAAAGATGTCTCCATAGATAGGCTTTACCTCTACGATCATGTTGTACACATCAGTTACTACTTGCCGAGAGTTCTTTCCGTCTTTTGTTAGAACCTTGATGTATTTTCTAAAGTTCCCTGTATCGTTTAGAATAACAAATGTATCAAACAGTTTCTTTAGGGTTGTCTTACCGAATCCTCGAAAGGCAATCTCTATCACATTAGTTTCCCCCTTGTAGCTCCTGATTAGGTTCTCAACCTCTACTGTGTGTTCTGGTGATGACTTGTGTGTAAAGTATCGTGAGTAGTTGTATCTCGTGAACAGCTCAAACTTCTTTAGTATTACCGCGTTGTCCTCTTCGACTGTAAAGGAAAACAAGGCACGCTTCTCTTGAGGCGTACCGTTGTCTAGAATATTCTTTATAAACTCCTTAGCTTTCTGACTCATAGGCTTTTAACTTTGCTTCAAACATTCTGATGTTTTCCATTGTACTATCAATGAGAGTTTGCTTTGATTCCTTCTTGCTCTCGTCACATGCTTCTAGCTCTGCTGTGAACTCTATTAGGTTTAGCTTACAAGCCTCAATATTGATCTGTGCGCTCTCTATCTTCTTAGCAAGCTCAATCACTCGATACTCCTGAGCATTAGGGTTAACGGTGTGCTTAACAGCAATCTCTTTCTCCAGGAAGTTTACCTCTGGGTTGATAGCAACTGCTAGAAACTCGTTTAGCCCTACTGTATCTGTATAGTTGAATGTTGTTACCTGTATCATATAGTTTAGATTATTTCTTTTAATGCTTCGTCGATCTCTTCTTGTCTCTCTTGAGGGATTAAGTCTTTACCGTCTGCACCAGTTACTTCTTGCTTATCAGCGTAGCCATGCTTGGTTAAGATGAGCTTAGAGATCATTGGATTATAGCTTCCTGACACTCCTCCTTCTACCAAGAATCTTTCCTGCATAGTTAGCAATTCCTCTATAATGTCGGAAAAGTCTGGGTATTTTCCTTTCCAATCATATACAGTGTCTCTTGAGATACCCATAAATATAGCCAGTCCTGCAATACTTGGAAGGGTTACTTTCTTTTCAGTCTTAGTTCTAGGCTTCTGGTTTTCATCCAAAGATACTTCCCCATCTACTGTGTAAACATTACACTCTTGGTATTTGTCCCCACAAGACTCCATGTAAAGCCTTACAGCTTCAACACTTGTCTCTTCGTTATACTTTGGGGGTCGACCGAGCATACTATTTGTCTTTCTTAGCCTTCTCTACCTTTGCGATCTTGATTACACTTAGCTTTGGGACTAATCCATCAGGGGTGAAATCTAATTGTGGTCGTAGTGCCATACTGTGTTTGTCTTCGACTGCTTTAATATCATTGATAAAAGCTGTTACTTTAATATCTTGTTCAATTTCTTCTTTGCTTCTTTTTTTATTATCTGACATACCACTTATTATATCATTTATTCTGTAAAAGAAAAAGCCCACCGTCAGGTGAGTCTCTTATGAGTACCACTTATCTATCTTATCAAATGCGTTACTTACTTCTTTGTCTCCTATAAAATCTAACAATAGTTTATCTGCTTTTACGTGTTTTTCCTCTGCTTTTTCAAAACCTCCAATTTCTTGCAGATCCTCTAGTTTCTTAATTAAGATTTTCTTTGTCATTTGTGTATTGCTATTTGGTGTCTCCACGAAGATAAAAGATTCTTTCTGGTTACAAATCTCTACAACTAGCCAATCAGGGAAGTTTTTTTGTAAGCTCTCGTAGTTACCCTCCCCTCCTCTTATTGAGAGTATTCCTATGTAGTTTTGTTTATTCATATCTATTCCTTAATGATTAAACTATTTTAGAAACATTTTGATAGTCTTTCCTCCATCTTGTTCTGCTATCTTAACATCACTACAGTTCATATTTACGTATTCCCTACCTCCTGCGGCAGATATGACCTCGACTCTAGTTACTTTTGGTGCTGGAGTTATTTTGTCTTTCATATTTATTCCTTTAGCTTTGATAATGCTTCTTGGAGGTCTTTGATACAGTCGTTATACCCATCATCTTCTTCGGATATTTCACAATAGGTGTGGTTTGCTTTGCCCGTTCCTCTTTGGCAATTAGGTGTGTGGATTGTAGGAATAGTTTTTCTTTCCTTACTCACCATCTCAATAAAATCTTCAATAAGCTTGGTACGGTCTTGGATGATGAAGTCTTTAAGCCAAGTACGATAATCTTCTCTATTCCCTGCACAGGGCATTGTTTTCAGTGCTTTATCCATCTCCTTCCTGTCTTTAATATCCATAAGCTATTTAATCAATGTATAAATCCTCGTTGAATGTCCTATCCCTCACCTTATCTGCTACCCATGAGACTAGAGGAATGTCCCAGTCGTATATCTCTGTGGCTATCCAATATATCCTTGTCTTGATAGGGTGTTTGTAGATGTCTTGCATAAGACTATTTATCTAATGCCTTCAACCCTTTGATAAGTCGATCTCTCTCTCCTTTCCACGCTGCTGACTCCGCTGATGACCTCGCTGCTGACCTCGCTGCTGACCACGCTGATGACTCCGCTGACTCCGCTGACCACGCTGATGACCTCACTGACTCCGCTGACCACGCTGATGACCTCGCTGCTGACTCCGCTGCTGACTCCGCTGATGACCTCGCTGCTGACCACGCTGCTGACATCGCTGATGACTCCGCTGACCTCGCTGCTGACATCGCTGCTGACTCCGCTGATAACCAGTCTTCGTGTTCAGTGTCTACATACTCCTGATTTAATCTCATAACTTCTTCAAGAGCTTTGTTTACTCCAAAATCATCATCAGGGTGAAGTTTCGTCTGTTCTTTCAGAAGAATACTCAATCGCTGATAATCTAAGTCACAACGTAGTTTGTACATTGCATCATCTGCTATACCCACAGGTACTGCACTAAGAAATTGAACAGGGAACTTCATGGCATCTTCTTTTTGTAGCCCCTCGAATATCTTATCCTCCAAGTGAGCAAGCCATTCTGGTATTCCAAGCTCCGCCTCGTACTGTTTGTGTTTATAGTTTTCAAGAGTACACCCTACAGCACACCCCTTTCCATTTTTCCATCCTGTACCCTGAATAATTTCATCCGCTTTAGCATGGGCTTTTAGTCTTTTTAGGTACTTTGCTTTTATTTTTTTATCTCCGTGAAATGTTTCCATATATTATTTTATCAATT